TAAGGATGCAAAGAAGGCATTGGAGGCAGAGGAAATGGGTGTGTCCCGAAACAATGGGTATCCGCTTGAAGAGGAAGAGGAAGAGGAAGAGGAAGAGGAAGAGACCTACGAGTCTTCTGGGCAGAATCTTTATTCAAACGCGTCAGCAATGGATGTAGAAGATGCGGGTGAGGTGGAGGCGGAGGTAGAGGTCAAGGCCGAGGCGGAGGATTCCGAGGAAGAGGAGGCTGAGAAGGAAGGGCCTGAGGATTCCGAGGAAGAGGAAGAGGAAGAGGCTGAGGAAGTATTAGAGGAGTTTGAGTACAAGGGTTCCACTTACTACCGTGATTCTCAAAATAATGTGTTTATGACAGACGAGGATGAGAATTTAGTCGAAGAGCCTATTGGAATTTGGAATCCTCAGAAGAAATCTATTATGAAGAAGCCATAAATAACCTAACTCTTATATTAGAAGATGGATGTATTCAATCCAGTAAGCCTAACAGCGGCAATATTTCTTGCAATATTTTTTACAGATTTGTTCAAACACAACTATAAGAATTTACCTGTAAACGCGCTTGTTGGATTTGCCTGTCTCCTTCTAGTATCAGTCCTTTACCAAAACGGCTTTTATGTAACATCATGGCTGTTAGTGGCCTCCCCATTTTTGATTCTTCTAGGAAGCATTCTTATCCGAGATCATAGAATCTATTTATCTGATATGAAAACTTTACAACCGATGGAGGGATCTAACCTGTTCTGTTCACCCTATTTTATATAAGATATAGGGCCTATGGTCTATGGTCTATGGTTTAAGGATATCTTATAATATTCATCTATATTCAATGAATGCTATGATGGTATTGCGTATGTATAACACGTTGTACAATGGACTTCATACATGTTGTACAAACGTATCATACATCTGGGAAACACTGAGAAATGCCTATAGTGATAAGGTGTATCTGCTGTTCAGTGGTATTAGCACCCCCTATCTGAAAGAATCCGTACATGTCGGCACCCCTTCTTCAGCCATCCCTCTATGGTATTATCAAAAAGACACAAAGATGTTTGTCGAATGGACTCGTGCCCATGCCACAGTAGAAAAAACAAAAGCCGATCTACATATTAGCCGTCTTCCTATTCTCAGTATGGCCGTTATGTATGAGGAAAGAGTTGTTCATGATCTAACAGATTTCCTTGAGAATGTAGAGGTTTTTCACTCGAACATAACGATGTTTCCCTCTATTGCACATATTCTTGGAGCATGGTCCCTGTCTTCTAAAATCGTTTTAAATCCTGAACACAACTATACCGTCGACATAATAACAGATACCGGTGATACACTCTCTGTTGGGACGCATTCTTACGCGTTTTTTAGACCCGCGGAGGCTGACGCAGGCGGCTCCAAAGAAAGGGCTTAAAATTGACTGGCGATTACTGTTAGAATCGTTCTCAGCAATGAGTATCGATATTAATAGTCACCTGCCTTCTGGTACGTGGACATTGTATTTCCATGCACCAAGGGAAAAGCGTTGGACCCTCGATACGTTCAAGCCCATTGCTACTATAAGCACTATCTTGGAACTCCTTTCTGTGTTCCAAGAGTTAGGCGATAAGATTCGTCGAGGAATGTATTTCTGTATGAAAGATCCAACTCCTCCTTTGTGGGAGAACTATCAGAATATTCGGGGCGGAAGTTATTCTATTCGTGGGTCTTTTGATGATGGCGCCGACCTTTACAAAACGTATATCGTGGGTGCTATGCTCGGCCTCGTTGCCGAGGCTCCCGATGACCAGATTGTTGGGCTAAGTATTAGTCCAAAAATCATGAATGGTCCTAACGGAACTCAAAAAGTGGGATTCTATGTTATAAAGATTTGGAATAAGGATTCTGAGAAATACAATTCTCCTGCAGGCATTCAACTCCTTCATTCAAAGTTGGTTCCTTCTGATGTGCTGTATACTCCGCATGTGGAGAAGAAGATGTAGTGCCTATGATACGATCATTTTTGAATCGAGGCTCATGATCCCTTCTGGGTGTTCCACTGTATAATAAAGAAAGCGCCCCACGTTGCTGGACAACGTACAGAGAATATCGGGAATACTCTGCATAACAACGAGTTCTGCTATAAAATAGTTGTACGCGGCCGTTTTAACACGTCTTGGAGAGTTGTTAAAGGCACTTTGAACATGCCCATCTGGCTGGGGAAGAGGTGTCGGTAAGTAATGCACTTTCCAGGAAGCATCGGCCTTTTGTATAAACTGTGAGCGCAGAGAAACCGTATCAGTCATAATGAAAATATGAAGTTCATCGAGGCCCGATTCTGCCTGGTATTTTTTTGTCGCGGCCACATACTTATCAATAGAAATCGCATTCATTTGCCGCGTTGTGATTTTATCACCCGCACGAATATGAATACCAAGATCAAAGGCGGTCGGAATCCCCGCCTTGTCAAAGATATCTTTTAAAACGGGTGTCATCTGTGGACCCCATTTAAAAATATCTTGGGCGGTTTTACAGAGGGTTTCGAGAGGAAGGCCTCTCACAGTCTCCATAATCTTGGGTTGCGCCCTTTTTAAACTAATCGCAGAGGGAATCATACTATCTACGTAGTTTACACCAGTTACATCAGCAAATGTCGACTTAATAAGAGGAAACGATGGAGACACGCAGTTTTGCATGTCAAACACAGTTAGGGCTTTTCCCTGCAGCGCGGCATAGACGTAGGCATACAAGAACTGATTAAAGTTTGCGCACAAGCCTTCATCAGTTGTCTCAAATAGCATGGGGCGCTCCAGAGGGCTCTGACCTTTTGGAAGAGGGTTCGCGCGAATCCAAGATGTCATCTGGTTTTATTGCCGGAAGTTGCGAGATTATTTTAGACGCAGCCTGTGGAACACCGACTTTACGCCTTGCGCTTCCATCTACACACTTTATTTTTGTCAGCAACAGATGTGTACAGTTACCCATCATTTCCTTTTTTCGTTTCCCCGCAATGTTCATTTGCAGGATACGGTGGTGAATCACGAGTCGCATACTTCTTATCCACCTTCTTTGTATCCCCCTTCTTTCTTTGTTTAACACTCTTCACTTTCATCGTCATGCGCTTATGTTCCGCCTTTGTAAGATGTAAAGGATTCGTCTTCGTCTTCAAGGCGTATCCTATATTTCTTAGCCAAACTTGACGGCATCTCTCCACGCAAGAACCCGCTTCCATTTTATCAAGAAGTTCAAATGCCTCTTTTTTATTAATAAATGGCATCCTATTTATAATACAACATTTAGTTCGCCACCACACCCTGCTTATTCTTCATCGGGGCCAGAACCAGTTTTACCTCTCCTAAGTTGGCAACTGTATACCGCAAAATCAGCGGGAAATCGTTCTTGAGATACAGTTCAATGCTTGGACACAGGCTCGTACACTTTGTAAAAAGAACCAGATGCTTCAACTGGAAAATACCCTGGACAATCTCGGAGGCCGCGCCCGCAGACTTGTGCACCTTCATGTTCGACACATCATTCTCCGAAATGATGGTTTCCTGCTCCGCAAAATCTCCCATGCACTTGAAAATAAGGTCGGACCCAGACGACGTTATCTCAACATCCAGTTTCTCCCCGAGAGCATTCATATCCCTACAAATCTTCTGGAGATCCAGACTGGGCATGTGAATGATACTCGTAAAGTTCAGGCTAGGAATCTGAATGTCTTCCACATCCGTGTCAAACAACTTCAAGAAATAGTTGGTCACGGTGGACTTCTCCGAGTTCTCCATTCGGATTCCCAACTTATTAGGATTTGACGCGGGCAGATACAGAGTCAGATTATCATTGTTCCCCATCGTCTTAATGAGTTTAAAAAAGTAGATCATATTTACACCGAGCACGTGCTTTGCAGGACAGTAGTACGTCTCAAAACGGTCGGAATGGAGCCTGAGGTAGACAAGAACTGTATGGGTCTCGTCCACGGCCATAACCTTGATTCCCTGAGAGTCGAACTCTAGATTCGCCTCCGTAAGAATCTCCTTCAATGCCTCAATAAGAGTGCGAAAAGCACCTGCCTGAACGGTCTTAACCTCAAGGAGGTTGCCATTTGCGTTTGGTTTGGCCGTTGACATTTCTATAGGTCTATCCTGAAAAGACCTTTAGGTAAAATAACGCCGGGGGATTCAAGGACGATTGGATCTCCTGCGTTTGGTCTGTCGCACATTAGGTCTCCGGCTAAGAAGCCTTGAAGCCTGAGCCATCCCGGCGGCCATAAAGGTTGGCCCCAATCGTACAACGCCCCCCATAACGGACGGTATGAATCCCCCTTTCATCTTCTTTTTACAGATCCATTTGCCATTTCTCCCTTTTCGTGTTTTCCCGGGACACGTTACAGCATCAAACACAGGAAGTTTTCTGGTTTTACTGACTCTCCGAGCCATCCCTATCTTCCGTTCCTATTTTCTATAGTGGTCTAAACTACCTATGGAGGAGTGTATTCATAGTAATGATCCCCCGCATTGTAGTTGATTCTTCAGATGCAGAGACTGAACTCTGTTTTCTTGGAAGGATGTCTAATACCGATAAAAGCCCCTACAAAGATCCGATGCGTCATGAAAGACATCGGCATGCTTATACAGCCGTTTACACAATGCTGTTTGCATCATTGAGGGGGCGTCCTATCGAGTTTGCTGAAATAGGGGTCGCGTTGGGCTCGTCAGCGCTTCTTTGGGATATGTATTTTCAACATAAGGATACTACCATTCATATGTTCGATAGAGATGAGAACTTTCTTGCTCGTGCAAAAGAGATGACAGGAGAGCAGGTAAAGTTTTCTTTGATGGACGTGAGTGTCGATGGCGATGTGGCAAGAGCCCTTAAGGAATCCAGTGCGGGGAAGCAGTATGATGTCATTATTGACGATAGTAGTCATGAACATGGTCATCAGATTCGGATAATCAAAGAGGCTTTCCCACTGTTAAAGCAGGGGGGAATCCTCGTTGTAGAAGATATTTTTCGCGCAACGCCCGAAGAAGAGTATTCGAAACATCTGGGAGCCATTCTGCATCAGTGCTCCGCGGCGTATTTTGTTATGTGTGAACACAAAAATCGTTGGTCGCCTGGATGGGACAATGATAAACTGCTGGTCCTTGTGAAGAGTTAAGCGGATTGTTTCCCTTTTCTACTTCTTCGAGAACCACCGCGCTTACCCAGTTCTCGCTTACGCAAATTTTTTAATCCAGAAGGTGGATCTTTAGAAAGAGATAGTTTTTTATTTACTGTTTCAAACTCATCTATTGCGTCGCTCATCTTTTTATAGTGAGAGGAGCCCTCCTTATGTTTTTTACGGGCTTCCTTAAGACCTTCCTTAAGATCTGTAATATGCTCCTCTATAAGAATTGCGGGAGTTATTTTTTCCTGTTTAACTTCTTCCGTCTTACCAGAAGAATATTTGTCTGCACCAGATTTTAATAAGAGATTTATTAATTGTATATCCCCGTTTCTAGATGCCCAGAGAAGGGGGGTGTATCCAGTAGCGGGATCTGTTTGCTCTAAAAGTTCTTTACGTTCACTGCGACTGTCGTATTCTTCAAGGATATCTTCAACCTCTTTTGTATCATCGTGTTTAGACTGCTCCACGACTTTCACTAACTTTGGCAGTTTCTTTTTTTCTAAGAGCGGATTTTTACTATGACCCTCTTCTTTATTCCTAGACTTAGGCTTAGACTGTTCGCCCCCCATTCTCTTTATTATCCCCCAATATAAAATTGGAGCCAGGGGCGTACCCCACCCTTGGTACAGAAATGGCTACCGCTGATGCTTTTAAGAAACTCTCTCATCGTGAGCACGTCTTGGAGTTGCCCGACACCTACGTGGGCTCTACAGATACGCATGAGGAGAGTCGCTGGGTCTTCGACTCAACTTCAGGTAAAATGGTGCGACGCCTAATCGCGTTCAACCCGGGTTTCTACAAAATCTTTGATGAGATTCTTGTAAATGCTCGCGACGCACTTGTCCGCAGCGCCGATGCCGGTCGCACCCCCATTCGGCACATTGACATAACTATTACAGAAGATAGCGCAGCGGCGACCCCCTTCACTATAACAGTAGAGAATGACGGCGATGGCATTCCCGTGGAGATGCACGCCGTAGAGAAAGTCTGGGCCCCTGAGTTGATTTTCGGGCATCTTTTAACAAGCGGGAACTACGATAAGGGCGAGGAGAAGATTGTGGGTGGCAAGAACGGCTACGGTGCC